GGTTGAAGCTCTGACCGCTGTGGTGCGCGAACACCGAATTGCCGTTGAGGCTAAGAACCCTGTGAATCCTGGCTTTGGCGCACCGATCACTGTGGTCCGCGACCAAGGCGACACCCTGGTGCGTGCTTTCGATTCCGAGCTGCAGCGCCGCGCTGGCCTGATCTCCGCTCCTACCGAGGAAGGCAAGGCGGCCTACGGCCTGACCTGCCTGGAGATGTGCCGCAACTACCTCAACTCCCGTGGTGTGAACACCCTGGGGATGAGCAAGAACGAGGTGGTGCAGCGTGCTTTCCATAGCACCAGCGACTTCCCCAACCTGTTCGCCAACGTGGCGAATAAGACTCTTTTGGCTGCTTATGCCGAAGAGCCGCAGACCTGGGGACCGCTGGCACGGCAACGGAACCTGCCCGATTTCAAGCAGGTCACTGATCTGCAGATCGCCGGCCAGATCGTCCCTGAGAAGATCCTCGAAGGTGGCGAGTACAAGTCCGGCACGCTGACTGAAGGCAAGGCCACCTGGAACCTGGCCACCTACGGCAAGCGCATTGCATTCACAAGGGCCGCGATCATCAATGATGATCTGGACAGCCTGAGCCGTGTGCCTGAACTGCTGGGCCGTGGCTGCCGACTCCTTGAGTCGAACATGGTGTGGGATCTCCTCACCAACGGTGCCAACGGTGCCACGGTGAGCCTGGACGGTCAGGCGCTCTTTGCTGCAGGGCATAACAACACCATCAGCGGCGCCACCAGCGTGATTGGTATCGCTGGTATGGATGCCGCCAAGGTGAAGCTGCGTAAGCAAGCTGACCTGGCTGGCAACCGCCTGAACCTGACGCCTGCCTATCTGGTGGTGCCTGTTGAGCTGGAGACCACCGCTCTGCAGTTTTTGTATCCCACCGGTTATGCACCCACCAGCCTGACCGGCTCCAGTGGCCCCAACCCGTATGCCGCTGGTGTGCAGCTGATTGTGGAGCCCCGCTTGTCTGATGACAGCTCGGCGTATTGGTACCTGTGCTCTAGCCCGAACCGGGTGGAGATGATCACCTACGGCTACCTCGCCGGTGAGGCTGGTCCGACGATCACCACCACCGAAAACCGCAACCCTGACGGTGTCGAGCTGCTGGTCCGCATGGACTTCGGCTGCACCCTCAGCGACTATCGCGGTTTTGTGCGCTCGGCTGGCGCCTGATCATCACCCTAACTCTGGAGGCTTTACCCCATGAAGAACTACATCCAAGAGGGTGAAAACATCACTCTCACCGCCCCTTACGCCCGCCTGTCGGGTGAGGGTGCTCTGGTCGGCGCACTGTTCGGTGTGGCCATGGCTGATGTGGACAATGGCGCTGAAGGCGTCTTTACCACTGAGGGTGTCTTCACCCTGGCCAAGGCCACTGGTGCTAGCACCGGCGGCGCCCAGGGCGCTAAGGCGTACTGGGTAGCGGCGAGCAAGTCTGTCAGCGCTGCGTCTAGCGGCAACACGCTGATTGGTTGCTTTGCAGCCACCTGCGCAGATGGTGACGCTACCGCGTCTGTTCGTCTGAACGGCACCGTCTGATGAGCTGGGCCAGCCGTCAAAATCTGCTGGCCCGTGCCGTTAACCGTTCGCTTGGCGGCGTCTCAGTTCTCTGGGGCGCCGTTTCTGGCGTGGCATTGTTGGAGCAGAACACCGAAATGGTGATTGGCGATCAGGTGCTGAGTATTGAGTATGCGTTGCACAATCTGCCAGCTGCGCAGTTTGGCGAGATGGCCCACGGCGATGCTGTGACCGTTGATGGCGTGAGCTACACAGTTCGGCACGCACCAATGCTGGTAGGTGATGGGCGGTTCTGTGTGGTGGCGTTGAGCAAGGTCTAGCAAAGGTCCACAGACTGTAGGTAACAAGACCTCCGGGCGATGACGCTGACCAACTTCATTGGAGCTGACGGCAAAGGCCGGACAGTAAGCACAACAGATCCGTTGCCTGTCAATATCGGCAGCGCCACGCTGAGCGTAACAGCCGATGGCGTGGAGATTAAGAACGACGTTGGTAACCCAGTCCCAGTCACGCCTGACGTGCAGAAGGGCAGCGGCGCTGTCACTGCCACCACCCAGCGGGTCACCCTGGCCACTGATGGTCCTGGTGTTTCCGCGCTGACCAGTATTGACTCCGACATTGGCGCTCCTGCCGATAGCGCCGCCGGCAGCGATACGGGCAGCTTCAGCGTGATTGCGCTGATCAAGCGTGGCCTTCAGAACTGGACAACGCTGCTGGGCCGGATCCCAAGCAACCTGACTGTTACGAGCACCCGCCTGCTGGTGGATGGCAGCGGCGTGACCCAGCCGGTCAGTGATGCTTCTGGCAGCCTGACCGTCGATGGCAAGGCATACCGCGCTGCGGTGGACATCACCCGCCCTGCCAACGTGACGACCTACACCGCTGGTGATGTGATCGGCACCGGCACCGGTGATGACGCGATCATCACGCTCAGCAACATTGGCCCCAGCGCCGGCTTTGTGCTTGTGCAGAGCATTGAGCTGGTGATTGGCATCAGTGCTGTGCCGACCGGCATGACGAGCTTCCGGCTGCACTTCTACAACGCCAAGCCAAACGCAGCAGCGGACAACAGCGTGTTTGATCTGGGCAGTGCTGATCGCTCTAAGTACGTGGGCTACATCGACCTGCCGGCACCGGTGGACCTGGGCTCAACGTGCTTCACGCAGATCGACTACCCCGGCAAGCTGTTCAAGCTGGACACTGCCAGCACGAGCCTGTTCTGTGAGCTGCAGACGATTGGCGGTTTCACCCCTGGGGCCAACAGCGAGGTTTACAGCCTGCGCGTTAAGACGCTGGAGGCTGGCCTGTGAGCCTGGCATTAGCAACGCGGAAGGCAGCGCTAGCGCCTGGCAAGTGGGTGTCATTTCCTGATGCGCTGTGGCGCCGCGCCAAGGCAGTACCCAGCCTTGACGTGCGTTTTGCGGATAACAAGTCGTTGGTAGATGCGGTCACCGGGCAGTCGCTGATCACCTTCACCCGCGCCAGCAGTGGGATGAGCACGGGCAGCAACGGGGTGATCAAGACGGCGACGACGAACCTTTGCTTGCAAAGTCAAGATTTTTCTACAACCTGGACTAATTTCAATTCAACGGAATCAGTCAATACAGCAGTAGCTCCTGATGGCACCATTACTGCAGACACGTTAATTCCTAGCAACGGCGCCACGAGTGGACTGATCCGACAAGACTTTTCGGGCAGCGCATTTACCGACAACGCGAGCATTTCGTTTTCAATTTTTGTTAAAGCCGCAGGACTTACAAATTTCAACATTCAATTTTTTAATAAGGCAAACACTTTTTACGGAACTCAGACCATCAATGCGAGTACGGGCGCTTTAAGCGGAAGCGGCACTCTTGCAACTACAGCCGTCACTCCAGTTGGCGATGGTTGGTTCAGGGTGAGTGCTACAGGTATGAACAGTGGCTCTGGGGCAACAGGTCCCAACATTCGTTTTGTTGTTACCTCCACCGGCGACGGCACTAGCGGCATCTACCTCTGGGGCGCCCAGCTAGAGCAGTCCAGCACGGTCGGTGAATACATCCCCACCACCAGCGTCATCAACAGCGCCCCACGCTTCGACCACAACCCCACGACCGGCGAGTGCCTGGGGCTGCTGATGGAAGAGCAGAGGACGAACAGCATCCGCAACAACACGATGGTGGGTGCAGTGGCGGGGACGCCGGGGACGTTGCCGACGAATTGGGCGTTTGGCGTAGTAGGTTCCGGGCTGACACGCGAAATTATTGGGACTGGCACAGAAAACGGAATTAATTACATTGATTTCAAAATTAGCGGGACCGCTTCTTCTGCAGTAGCAATTGCAATTGGAGTTGACCGCGGGGCTGCGCTAACGGGTCAATCGTGGACTGGTTCTGCTTATTTCAAACTCGTGGGCGGAACAACTGCAGGAATTACAGACTGGCAAATTGGACTTATTGAGGAAACAGGAAGCGCTACCGTCACCGGTGCATATTATTCAGTTGGCACACCTTCATCAACTCTTTTGTCACGCGTCTCAGCTTCTAGAACTTTATCCGGTGGAGCAACGGTAGCAAACCTTCTTATGCGAATTGACGTTACTTGTACAAACGGTGCCGCCATTAACTTCACCCTCCGCATCGGTCTACCCCAGCTAGAGCAGGGCGCCTTTGCCACCAGCGTCATCCCAACCTCTGGTACAGCGGCCACCCGCAGTGCAGACGTGGCCAGCATTAGTGGTAGCAACTTCTCTGCCTGGTTTAATGGCAATGAAGGGACAATGTACGGCTTTGGATTTGTCCAACCTGCGGGAGCCAGTTCCTTTTCTCGCATTTTTTCGGCGGTTGGGTCAAACTCGGGAACAGATGAAATATCAATGTACACGCGAGTAAATGTAGATCCCGGAACAAATGGCAAAATCTACGGAGCCGTCACTGTAAGCAGCGTCCTCACTGGCGACATAGCTCCGCCTACTGGATCGACCGCAGGGAATTATGTTTCGGCCTTGGCGTATAAAAATAATGATTTTGCATTGTCAAACAATGGATTTGGACCATCAACTGATTTAAGTGGCGGATTACCAACTTGCGAACGACTGCTTCTTTATGGTCAAGCACGATTCCAGAATATACCTGTCGGATACATCAAGAGATTTACTTATTGGCCTCAGCGCCTGAGTAACTCCACTCTCCAAGCCATCACGCAATGACCACGCACTACCTCCGCTTCCCCAACGAGGCCACCGGCATGGCTGCCCTGGCCGAGGCCGGCTTCACCGCCACCGATGAGGGCGGCACCGTGCGGATCCTCACCGCCAGTCACACTTGGGCGCTGGACTGCATTGGCACCATCACTCGTGGTGGCGAGTACGACCCTGAGACTGGTGAAGTGCTGGTCCCGCCCACCGTGCTGGACGGGTGGCATGTGAACTTCATCGGTGAGCTGCCGGAGGGGTGGGACATCTACGTGGTAAGCCCTGAGCAGCCGGTGAGGGTGTTTGCGTCATGACCGCCAGCAAGCGAGAGCAAATCCTGGCCGCTATCACTACCAGCCTGGCCGGCACCACTGGCGTCGGCAGCAGAATCTACCGCTCCAGGGTTGAGGCCTTCGCACGTAACGAGGCCCCTGCCATCGTGGTTGAAGGTGGCAGAGAGCCAGCCGCTACCTACAGCACTTGCAAGCTCGACTGGACGCTAGACGTGCTGGTG